AGTGCTTGTATTAAAAGATAACAAATCAGGACGAGTAGGCTGATCCATTGCATCAACACCACTAAACCCTCTCACACACCCTGTAAAGGACGTTGTTCCGATGCCTGTGTATGTAATGATCTCATCATCTATTTTAAGCAATCCATACTTACTTGGATAACCTTTTGTAGAATCTACAAAGATTGTGTCTGAGTATGATTCCGTGTTTGTTGACAATCCAGTGTATTCTGTAAGTGCAGCGCCGACATATGTTTGTAATTTAGTATATCTGTCAAGATTCTCAGCAATATTAATTGATCCACCCTGATACTCTTGGGAGATATAATATTGTTTCATAAAATCCACAAAAAGTGGACTTTCAGCCTGAACAAACTCAGGTAACTGGTTTTCAATTACCTGATTGATTTCGACTCTTTGAATTGAGGTATCTATCATTAATATCCGCCGCCTCCGCCGCCAGAACTAGATCCACCACTTGATGTAGATGGAGTAGACGTTGTTGTTGAAGTTGTCATGGTCGAAGTATATGTCGTGCCTGACGAAGTTGTTGTCGTTGTTGAAGAAGCAGTTGATGGGAGAACTGAATCGGTAGTTGACACTGGAGAACTTGAATTTCGGGTATAAGTTGGTGTATAGTAACTATGAACATGAACAAATCTTGATCCAGATGTATTTTCACCTGATGCGATTAGATCTTGAACAACTTTAATGTTTGTATTTGACATGTCAAATTTAACATATAAATCATTCAGTCCAACCACGTCATTTGAATGAGGAATTGCTTGAATTTCGATAACGTTGTTTGCAATTACTGTTGAAAGTATATTTACAGTATCTATAAGTATTTCACCATGCATATAATCAACCGTCCCTGCATTTTTCTTAATTACAACAGGAGTTCCTCCCTCTGTGTATGTAAAGAAGAAAATTCGACCTTTATCTCGATCAATTGACTCATCAGCAAGATAAACAATTCCAGCAACACCTTGAATTCTAAATCCAGTCGAAACAACATTATAAGACTTTTCTTGAACATGGAACATATTTCCAAAACACACTTCATATTGAGCAAACTTACCAATTTCTGATATTAAGTTTCTTCTGATTAAGACTCTAGTGATATTTGACGTAATTGATGCATCAACAGAATCAATTAGACCTACAGCTTTACTATATTTAAATCTACCACCAAATTTGTTTACATCAATTGATCTAGAGTATTGAGTGAGTGCATTTGAAATGCTAGTTTTTAAATTATCTGGATTATTATTTAAATTTGTATTATAATATGCAGATGTTTGTATTTCGACATACAAATATTTTAAATCTATGAATTCTGGAACAATTCCAGCGACTGCATAACTTTTTAATTTTTGAATTAAGTCTCTTTTCGTTTGATCAGATAAAAAATCACCATTTCGAGGTTTTACGGAGATAAAAACCTTTCCAAAACGAGGTGGACTCAACTCTTCACCACCATAAGCAGTTACAGACTCAACATTTGGGTAAATATACGCTAAAACTGACTCAAAATCGGATGCCGTAACTGCACGATACTGAGATGAGTAAATTCGAGGTGCATAATACTTAATTGAAGAGATAGATTCAATATCATCACCATCTCTTGACTTCTCTTCCGTGGTAACTAACGAAATAGTGTCTGGATTAATCGCAGCACCATCTTGATTTGTAATATTTCCTACAAAACTAAACTCAGAAGCACCATTTCCATCTTTTCCGTCACTTACAATGTATGAAGCTGTGATAAAATTACCATTTGATAACTTTTTACCAATTACATTGTCACCAAAAATTAATTCATATCTTTCATCTTCAATTTCTTGTAATAAGTATGAAGAAGATGTTGATGTAATTCCAATTATGTTGTCAATTTGATTATAATTAACAATTGCAGTCGATGATTCTGATGGTTTAACTTTTACTTTGATTGTTGAAGTATCAACAAATGAATTTTCAAGAATATATCTTTGATTAGGCAAAGAAGTATCAACTGTAAAGTTTTGTGATATAAAATTACCTTCAAAAATTTCAATATTGTTAAACTCAGCAACTCCATTCACAACTGCAACTGTGATATCCTCTGGAATGCAAAATATGTAATTTGTATTTTCTCCAGAACCGTTACAAATAATGCCAGAGTTTAATGTGAGTGTTGAAGTCTCTGTAAGACCACTTACAGTGAAAGATATTCTCGCTCTTGCTGATCTACGAGATCTTGGAACGTAACCAATGTTTCTGGCAAGTGCAACAACGTTTTCTCGAAGTGTAGCGGAATCAAGAAAACACTCATTTGTTGCCATATTTGTATTATATGCAGTCGTGTATGTATTATACGCTAATGCGTCAATAATTATTGAAAGGTTCGATCCTTCAAAATCATAATCAGTAAAATTTGTATTCGCCTTCAGATAATCTCTGATGGAGATCTTGATTTGATCGAAATCTAAATTAACGTATTGACCGAAAGCCATTATACTCTAGCTGGGAAAAGGAGAACGTCTACTTCTTGTGTTGGAGCGGGAATACCAACAATATCATATTGAACTGTGCAATTCATTTCATTTGAATCTTCTGATACCGTCACATATACAGTAACATTATCAATTCTTGGTTCATAATTAAGTAAAGATGACTTAATTTCATCTGAAATTCGTATTTCACTTAAATTAGTATTTAAATCAAACAAAGATTCGTTAGCTACTGAACCAAAAAAGGGATCAAATGGTTTTTCACCAAGAATTGTAAAAACTATATTCTTTACAGACCTTTTAATCGCATCTTCATTAGAAATTGTCACTACATCATTCGTCACAGGATGACGTTTGAAGGATAAGTTGATATCTTTGAATGCCCTAGAAGCCACTATTTACACAAAAAGTTTCCTGTTTTTATTTATACCGCTTTTTTTATCTTTTTACGACTCTAATTCTGTATTTTTCCGATTCTAAAGCGTCAATAATATATTTAGCACAAATTCTTGGGTCTTTTTCGCCGCAAGTGAAGAAATCTGCGTTCATGCGACCCATTTCAGGCCAAGTATGACAAGAAACATGACTTTCAGAGAGTGCAAAAAGACATGTAACACCACATGGACTGAATTTATGTGTATATTCGTTCAATATTGTCATCTCTGACTTCAAAATCGCACGAGTGAAGATGTTACGAAGGAAATTTGGACTATTTAAGTCATCAAAATACCCATCGTAGACATCTAATATGAGATGCTCACTCATTTCATCCCATTTCTGGCTCATTTTCTTCGTTTTCTGCTCTTTCTTTCGCTGTTTTCCAAAAATAATTCTCTTCTGAACCTAATCCATCACGATCATGACCATTTTCCACCTGATAATACACGGTTGAGACCTTAAAATCAGGAATCTCAGGTGTCTCAGGAGTGATACTGTTGTCATATATCCTCATTCTGTTATTAGGATAGAGACAAAACTGTCCATTGTCCAATTCAAGAAGGTTATGACTCTTATGTTCCGCTGGTTGTTCACTCGTAGAGTAGTCTACAGCGTCTACATCTTGATGATAATTGTCTAAAGTGCAAATATAAGTGCCTGTTTGCGTTCCAAAGTCTCTTGTATAGACCTCATAGTGCATTGAACCGATGAATTGTTTCTGAACTGCAACCACACCATAGTCCATACAGTTCCAAAACTGTAGATTGTGTAGTGTCATATCTGGATCTGGCAACTCAGGAGAGGAGAGAAAAGCGGATATTGGTAACTTATCAAACATTGCAGCATAATCTGGTAGATAAGTTTCAAAATAAAACGCACGGCCTGGAATACTTTTCGCTGAAACCCATACACCTTTCACAAATTCACCATGACCAGACTTATGATCAGTCAAATACTCCTTACGAACCCATACTTCATAAGAAGGTAGATTAGTAATCAGTGTACTCATCGACCCTGACCTCGATATTTTTTCTTTCTTTTATTCCGACTTGTCGGTGCAAGTATTGTATTGACTGATTTACCTTGACGAGTCTTCTTTGGGCGAGACTCAATGGTCGGCCCACCCATACTAAAACGAACTGCCATTACTGTTGATTCTCCTTCAGAGACATATCGATGATCTCAACCTCATCTGGATCGATTGCACCTTCTCTTCCTTCGTCAAATCTTTGAACCAGTATCTGCATTGCATCATACTTGCCTG